CTATTATTCTATTAAAACTATAAAACAATATTATTATAATAACAATATTTATTATGACTTATATAATGATTTTTGTAACCGCAGTGAAGAATGTAATTTAAACGATAGTAACTATACAAAATACAATTCTCTTACAGCAGAACACATCTTTCCACAATCCTTTACAAAACATTATAGCAAGGCAAACAAAGACATGCACAATATATATTTAACAAATTATTATACAAACAATTTACGTAGCAATAAGAAATTCTCTCAGTATGATGATAAAAATTCAACTCAAAAATTTTACATTCCGTGTTATTATTCACGCGGAACTATTGCTAGGTCACTTGCCTATATGAAATATACTTATCCATTATTAAATCTCTCAAATGTGATAGATAATAACATACTATTAACATGGAATGACTTATATCCACCAACAGAACTCGAGTTAAAAAAAAACAAGATTATATTTAAGTATCAAGGCAATAAAAATATATTTATTGAGGATTCTAAAATACTGACTCACTTTATTAACAATCATTTTAATTTATAAAAACATTATATTCATGCATAATACCGGTCAGATTAGTTTAATGTTTTATTAACGTTAAATCATTTCACGCTTGTTCCACGTTTTCCGCGTTTCACTCTTGTTCCAAGTTTTACGCGTTTTACGCTTGTTCCGCGTTTTACGCGTTTTACGCTTGTTCCGCGTTTTACGCGTTTTACGCTTGTTCCGCGTTTTCCGCGTTTTACTCTTGTTCCGCGTTTTCCGCGTTTTCCGCCAGAAGTTAAATATTCATCAGCTTCTTTTATATTGTAATCTCTGGCTTCTTTGGCGGCTTCTTCGGCAAGGATTATGTCGTGATCTTGTTGTTTTTTTATAAACCATTTGTCTATACTTATGAATCCTGCTGGTATTTGTAAAGTATCATTTAGAGTATGATCTTTCTTAATGTACCAATTCCTCAGGTATATCAGATAATTTATTGTATCAGAACGTAAATCGCCATGGGAATCTACTCTATCTATGAGACTAGTTAATTTAGAATTGATATAGTTTAATAAATCTTGATTTGTAGCCATAGTACTATCACAACAAAATTCGTTACCATCAGTTGTTATTGTGTACTTTGGATATTTACCAATTGGACAACCCATTTTACCAGCATTTAAATAATTATTTAAATAAATACTTATCGTCGAAGCATTCTTAATTCCAAGACTTAACTTTTTTTTTTCTTCTAATTCGAAGAAAGGTTTTGAAGTTTCTAGATATTGTTTGTATTTAGAAAACCCATTGATTCTTACATACGCATTTTGTAGATCTTCTAGTGACGATGAATACTTTGATAATTCATTTAGTTTCAATGAATCTTGTGAGAAGTCGTTTTTTATATAGTTAATTAATGAATTTAATTTTATGTTTCTTTGCAAAGTTAATAACTCTAACTCTCCATTTAAAGAACTATATATTTCTCGTAAATCATCTAGGGTTTTGTATTTTAAATCATATTTTAATATGGCTTTTTCGTCTGGGTAGCAAATTGATGTTGACTCTTGTTCTATAAACCTTACTTTTGGTCTAGAAGTTGGTTGTAACTTCGCAGTTGGTGCTAACTCCGCAGTTGGTGCTAACTTCGCAGTTGATGTTAACTCAGATGTTGGTGTTAACGCAGATGTTGGTGTTAACGCAGATGTTGATCTTAACTCAGATGTTGATGTTAACTCAGATGTTGGTGTTAACGCAGCATGGGTTGGTCTTCTATTTCTACCCATTAAAAAATTTAGTGTTTTCTGCATATATATATATATATAAATTTTCTTAGACATTTTTAAGTGTATCTAAACATCTTCACAGGATACCATTCTTTTAATAAATTTTCGTTTCAGTTTTATATCTTCTACTCTAATCGTTTCTGGAACAATTGACACATCCGACTTTTCCAGATCTAATTTCCACGTAAATACAGACATATTTTGTTTATATAACGCATCATCCTCGTTCTCATCGTAATAAGTATCATAATAAATTAAGCCTTCCATAGTTTTAAGTTCACCAAGATATTTGGTGAACACTTTACTATGATAATTACCAAACAACTTTAAGAACGTTCTATAATCGCAATGTAATTTTTTACCTTTCGTAAACTCCTCTTCGTTTAACGTTGGTTCTTTGAGCTCCATTGAATCCATTTACTATAAATACCTTTTTATTTTATAAAATCAATTTTATAAAATAAATCTTACAAATTAGAAGAAATTAGAACAAATTAAAATAAACTTCCTAAATACATTTCTACATTTCTACATTTCTACATTTTACCTCTAGAATCATTTACTTCTTTTTAAACACAAAATTATAGGTGTTAAATACTAAATTCATAATGGGTATTAATACAATTAACCAAGTAATAAATTCATAACCAGCATTGCATAAGTAGTTTCCAAAAATTGTAATACCCAATCCAACGATTAACATTATTATAAATGTGCTGTACATCAGGCGAACATCACCTTTTGAAAAGATTTTCAGAGGGCTTGCTTTTAATATTGGAGCAACAAAGATCAAGTTTACTACCAATATTACTAAATAGAGTTTTGCGGGGGTGCAAAGATTTTGAAAAAAGATCGTGAAGTCCATTTATATAATATTAAAATATAAAAAAATATTTTTTAACATTTTTATTAATAATTAAAAAAGAATACTACTAAACAATGTTTTATTCTTTTTTTATAAAAAAAAATGGATTGTGATTTCTCGATGAATACATATAATCGCTTAAATACTTCTCTTTCATATCACTCTTTTCTAAGGTAAAATAATTATACAAATCAGTTATTGTAGTCATTAAATAAGGACTTTGTGTTAATTCTGTTGGAGTAACAATTTTCATGACCTCATTACAATTTCCGTTTGTAATTAATTGATTATTTTTTATAATTGTATCCGCGTTCTTTATGAATGCGACTCTCATATCCATATTTGAAATCATACTCTATTCTTTTATAATTATAAATTATTTTAATTTTCATTTAATAGTTTTATTAAGTCTTCCTTTTTAATCGTAGTTAGATCGTTCATTTCTGGATGTTTCAGTAAAACCATTGCCTTCAATTCTTGTAATTTTAATCTGCTTAAATTAATTTTTTTTTGTTGACTTGGCGAAGCTTTGTTCTTAACTAGAGTTTCGGTCGTGGGAATATGTTTGATATCTTCCTTCTCTTCCTTCTCTTCCTTATCTTCCTTATCTTCCTTCTCTTCTTTCACAATCATATCAATGTTGTTAATTGAGTCCTCTGTCACATCAACGACTTCAACCACATCAACCATAGTAGACACATCTATGACATCCGCGGAGTCATTAATAACAATTTTTTTAGAGGTATCGTATTGCTCTATCGTATCAATATTCAAACAAAAAATAGTATTTAAATAATCCTGTGAAATAATTTTTGTTAGATCACATTCTCCACATTTAATTGGGCAACCGCGTTTTCCTTTGCTTGACTTCTCTTCATGCTCATGCTCATGCTCCTCATCCTCCTCATCCTCCTCGTCCTCCTCATCCTCCTCGTCCTCCTCGTCCTCCTCGTCCTCCTCATCCTCCTCATCCTCCTCATCCTCCTCATCCTCGTCCTCGTCCTCTTTTTCCATTTGTTTTTTTTTACATAATTTTATATTTTCTTTATGATCATAATGGCATTCATCATCCGAAACTTCGATTTTATTATCTTTTGACATTTTATTCATTTGTTGTTTTGCGGAGTCTAAAGCAATCGTAGAGGATAAATTACATTTTTGGGTTTCTGATTTAATAATAAACGATTGTAATATTCTTCCTTGTTCAATAATTGTTTTTTCTAGATGTTTAAACCTATTTACGTAATAGAACAATGTAATTCCAGAAATTAATAGTGTAAATGCTAAAGAGATTATAAAACTAGTACGTCCAAACACGTTCATCTAATTATAATTTATATATATTTTTTAAATTATAATTAAACGAATAAATATATTCAGGACAATTGGACAAATGGACAAATGGACAAATGCTTAAATGCTTAATTGATTAATTATACTTTTAGCGCCGTCAATAATTGTTTGGTTATACTTCAACTCTTCTAAAACTTTTATGCCGCCTTTAATGGTTGAAATGCCAGAGCATAATTTATAAGTATTTTGGTCATTGATTATTTCCATATGTTTATTAATTATACACTTATTTGTATCTAATAAATTACATAAAGAAGTATAGTGTGTTGTTAATAAAAAGTTTAAATTTGTATGCTCCGAAATAAATGTTAAAAAACTATAAGCACTTGCGATTGCCTCGGAAGGATTTGTTCCAGAATATAATTCATCAAAAATACAAAAGTGTCGATCATCAGGTCGATTATTTTCTAATAAACAATCTAATATTTCTTTGCATCTACGCGCTTCCGCTTGAAATAAGCTGTCTCGTTGTGACGTATCTGGAATGTTAAGATAGGAATGTATATATTTATACACATTTATGCTTGCGGATTTATAACAACCCAATCCTAATTGTTGAGAGAGTATTATATTAAAAAGAGTTGTTTTTAAGATGGTTGTTTTACCAGCTGCGTTAGGTCCCGTAATCAGTATATTTTTATCTAATGAAAAACTATTGGCAATTGGAGTGTCATGAATTAACCCAGCAAAAAACGCATCTTTAAAGCAAGTTGTATTATTTGTAAAGTTACAGAAATTTAATTTTTCACTTTTAAGGTTTGTTTGTATATTTTCTATATTTAATAAATAGTGATGTAAATCGAGCGAATAATATAACGCATTTTGATAATTCACATTTTCATATAATTCATAAAAGCATTTTAATGCAACACCGATCTTTGCAAATTCGGTTATTTTAAAACTTGTAAAGTCTATTTCTAACAAATAAGATTTAAAGGTAAGCAAAGTATTTTTAACCTCTTCATTTTTGTTTAAAAATTTATAAACGCTTGGCTTTGAATGTGTTTGAATTGTAGTAATATTATTGATTGAATTCTCGATAAATGTAATGATTTGCTTCAAATAGTTTCTAATTTTATAAATATTTTTATAGAATTGATAACACGACTTAAAGTTTTGATAAATACTAAAAAAATAGAATCCAAATGAAAATAACAAAAATATTTTTTGTGCTGTATCCGCTTGATTAAATTTAGAAATCAGCTGCCCTAGTATATGATTTTTGAAAACAGACATGAGAGAAACGGCATACGTTTCAAATGTGATGGATTGCTTTTGTGCTTTAAGAATAAAAAAAGGCAATAATAACATAAAAATAGGGATTATAAAACTTAAACTGGGTGAGGTTAAATTATAGATGGTTAAGCCTTGTAGTATTAACGCAGAGTTATTTAAAAATTTAAATTGTTCTATATCAACATAATTATATTTTTCATAAAATCCTGTTTCATTTTTTAATTCAAGCAAAATTTTTTCAATCGTTTTAATATTTTTGATATATTCTTCCCCTTTGTTAGTTGTGCTCATTTTATAATTTTTTAAAAAATATTGATACTCTTTTAAGAATTTTTTATTTGTTGTATAATACTCACCCCATTTAGTAATTAGTTTAGTAGACGGAGTTTTATCACTTGATAAAATATGGTTATACAAGGAATTGTCTGAAAGATCTAATAATTCTAAATCGGTTTTTATAGTATGTCGTAATTTTTGTTTCGCTTCTAAATAATAAATAGGCAATTGAAATACGTCACATTCATTTTGATAGACCGGATACTCAGGTTTTTTACAAGATGCTATGCAGTTTGAAAAATGTGAAAACATAATAGTATACTATATACTATATACTATACTATAATTCTGTTAAGTATTCCGCATTAATGTATTAAATCATTAATGTATTAAATGTATTCAATGTATTCATTATTTGTAATCTTCAGGCAATTCAGAAATGTTTGTTTGGTAAAAACTTTCTATCTCTTTTAATTGTTTATAATCGCGCCGAGTTATAAAATTAATCGCGACTCCTTTTCTACCCCATCTACCACTACGACCAATACGATGTAAATAAGAATGAATGCATTTTGGTACATCAAAATTAATCACTGTGCTAACTTGTTGAATATCAATCCCTCTGGCTGTAACATTTGATGAAATTAATACTCTAAATTTACCACGTCTAAAATCATCATAGTTTTGTTGTCTTGTCATTTTATCTAAACTACTATGAATTTGACATACTGGGTACCCGTCCGAGTTCATTGCATCATACAACTCACTTACACGAGTAACACTATTACAATAAATAATACATTGTGATACGGAAAACGTACTAAATAAATCTTTTAACGTTTCGTATTTCATAGTATCATTTTCTAAATTAACAAAATATTGCTTAATTCCATCTAAGGTTAGCTGTTCTGATTTAACTACAATTTTAATTGGATCCGTAACAAATTTATTAATTAAATCATCAATCGTGTTCGGCATTGAAGCACTAAACAATGCTTTTTGTATATTCGAAGGCAATAAATTAAAAATGTTGTAAACCTGTTCTTTAAACCCAGTCGATAACATTTCATCCGCTTCATCTAAAATAAGTAACTTAACCAATTCCAAATTAATATATTTACGACGTAAAATATCATAGATTCTTCCAGGGCAACCAATGATTACATGAGGCTGATTTTCTTTTAAATTTATAATATCATTGTCTAAGTCGGTTCCTCCTACAAGCAGCTGACTTTTAAAAGAACTAATGTTAATTGCTAACGCATCAACCACACTTTTAATTTGAGCGGATAATTCTCTTGTCGGAGACATAATAATTGCTTGTGTGTTTTTTAAGCTTGTATTCACTAATTCAATGCTTGAAATCGCAAAACATGCGGTTTTACCAGTTCCGGATTGTGCTTGCGCAATCACATCTTTGCCTTTTAAAATTGGCACAATTGATTTTTTTTGAATCGGACTAGGGTTTTCAAATCCATACGCATAAATTCCTCTTAACAATAAAGGATTTATAGATAACTCATCCCAAGAGTTAATTGTATAGGCGTCAGTTTCTAATTCATGAGCGTCGTCTGGCATAATTATAGTTCTTATATAATATTTAAATTGTGTTTAAATTATAATCAATTTAGACATAATTTTTAAATTTTTAAATTTTTAAATTTTTAAATTTTAAATTAACATGAAATTAATTTAATTAATATTACTAATCCTAAAATTTGCCAAACGCTCGTTACTGGTTTAAAAATCGTGGTTACTTTTACTAAAACATTATTCCAAAGAAATTCACCGATTAACAATAAAAGTACAATTGCGATCAGCGTAATTATCAGGCTGCCAACAATATCCGCCATAGGAGAGCTATTTCCTACAACTAATTTACCAACACAGGCATGATTTGTCATATATTATGAGTAAATAAAAAAATATAAAAAACAAAAAAATAAACTAAACAAACGACCCTAAACGACCCTAAACGATCCTAAACGACCCTAAACGACCCTAAACGACCTTAAAAATGATTATATAAATAATATATAAATATAACTATATAACTATATAACTATATAACGAGTTATACAATGAGGTATAGTTTAAACGATTTTGAAACGTATCGAAGAAATAATAGCATTGAAAAATTATCCCCTAGTATTGAGTTAAAAATTAAAGAATTACAAAGCGAATTATCTATACTGGATTCTGAAAATTATCATGTAAATAATGCAAGAAAGTCAAATTATTCGGTTCAGTTGAATCAAGCAACTCAAGCAAATCTTACAAATTTTAAAACAACCGAATTTACTAAACGGGAAGGGATTAATGTACATATCTATCAAATTAGGAAACTATTCAATATGTTGACGGATAAAAATTATGAAAAGCATAGTTCTACAATTGTAGAACAAATTAATTTTGTAGTTAAAAATAATACTGCAGAAGAAGTTATTCTTTATTGTAATTTTTGTTATCAGAACTTATCGTCAAATTTATTATATTCTGCACTTTCAGCGCAATTATACAAAACAATTCTAAAAAATTATTCAACCTTTGAAGAGATTTTAACTGCTGCTATAAAGTATGAGGTAATAGAAGATAAAATTAAAAAATTTGTTTATGTGGATCCTGCTATGGATTATGATAAATTTTGTGAAAATAACAAGTTAAACGAATCATTACGAGCGGAATTCAGTTTTTTTACAAATTTATTAAAGCAGAATTGTATTCATTATGAGGTTATTGCAACTATAATACTTAATATCTATGAACTCGTGAATACCTATATCGCATCCAAAACGAAAAAAAATGAAATTGATGAAATTAGTGAACTTTTATATATATTAATCGCCAACTCTTATGATTGTATTAAATCGAATGACCTACGGCTGTATGAACTCATAGAGTTAAACATACAAAAAATTATTGATATTAAAAAAGAACATAATTCCGATTTAAATAATAAATGCGTGTTTAAACATATGGATCTGCTAGACATAATTAAACATCGCAAATAATATATTATAATATAGTATAGTCTATGAATCAATGTACCCATACCTATAATAATGCTACTCTTTCCAGTGAGTATCTAGAGTATTTTTATGAGTTAATTAAAACCAGCGATCGGATCGCAAAGCAAACCAAAAAAAAGATAAGTTTACATGGAAGGCTACCACCATTAAACACTAGAAATGTTCCAACAACAATATTAACCTATATTAATACTACAAATCATAAGACCTATAAAGTAACTGGAGTGATAAACTCAAAAACTATAGAATTATATTTTATTTGTTATGAAACTAGCAACTTAAATATTACTAGCTATAGTAATTTTGTTTTTTTAATCCTTTATTTATTAACAATTCATGAACAAAATGAGTGTTCTAAGTTTTTATCTATTAAAATTTATTTGACTCCATTTCTTAAAACTAGCCCTAGCCCAATAAATACAACTACCATCCTTAATAAATATGAGGTAAACACTGGATATTCAAATATAGGATGTAACAGACAAAGTTCAATTGTGATCTACCGCAAAGAAGAATGGGCAAAGGTATTAATCCATGAATTGTTTCATAATTTAAACTTAGATTTTGCAATACTAGACATACCTCATATTAATCGCATGTTACAAAAAAAGTTCAAGTTAACTATCAACTTTGATGTGAATGAATGTTATGCTGAAATATGGGGACGGCTTTTATTAACATTTTTTGAGTCGTTCAATCGTTCCTCCACTAAAAATCAATTTGTGATGAATTTTAATAAATTAATCGTAAGAGAAATTCATTTCTCTTTGTTACAAGCAACAAAGATATGGCACATAATCGAACAATCGGACAATTATAATGAAAAAACAAATACCTTTGTGTATTACATTTTAACATCAGGGTTAATACACAATTATGCGAA